ACCAACAATCACAGAAATTAATCCTGACTGTTCGAGTGTAGGGTCTGGTAAATCCATGAACCACATTGTTGCGTAGTATAGTAAGAAAATGTATACTGAAAGAAAAGCTCTAGGGAAGATTCTCCATGCGTCAATCATATTCGATAAGAATATCCAACGTTGCCATGGATTGTCTGGCTCCTTATTTGCTTCCATTTCTGTAATCTTAGCTTTAAGATTACTGTTTTCAGTTACGAGTTCCATAAACTTACTTAAGTCTATTTCTACTTCGTTCCGTGACATATCGCCACTGAATCGTTCATCTGCCATGTTACTCTCCTATGGCTTCCAATCGTACCAATTATTCCTTTTGTAAGGCTTTCCTTTCAACTCTGTGAAATGAAAACTAATTGATATTCTTGGGCTTAAAGTATCTACTTTATGATACTTCTTTTTCGGAATGTAGAGTAAATCCCCTTCATCCAAATCAATAACTTTTTCTAGTGTTGCATCCTTTGGTCGGTATTCTTTTGTTGCAAACTCTTTGTAAATGTACCACCGTATCTTTCCTCTAACATGAAATAGAAAGTTATCAGTGGAGTCAGCATGAATAGGAAAACACTTAGCTTCTTTATTATTACTACAGTAAATGTTTGCTTGTCCTATTCCATAATGCTTTTCAAACTCTTGGCATTGTTCCCACATCTCCTGTGTTAAAAATTCGCTGAGAGTTAGAATGAACGAACTTCCATCCTTCCATAATTTTAATAATTCGTCTCTAGTCTTATACTCTTTGGATTTTTTCTTGCACCATTTATTTCCATCAGGTAAAACAACCTGCAATTGTGGGGTTCTATCCCAAGCACCTATTTTGTACTGATTTAAATAGTTATCCAAGTCTCGCCAAGAAAAATAATCTTTGAAAATATTTTCTTCTGACTTGATGACTAAACACTTCTTACCTTTAAATTCTCTATTGAATCTTTCTATACCAATGGGAGATATTAGTTCTTCAAACTTCATCTAACCACTCCTGTATATGCTGTCTTAAATCGATTTTAGGACTCCATCCTAGTTCCTTTGTCTTTTTCGTCAAAAGTGAACTTGTTGTTCGGTTTCCTTGTACTTCTGGAGTCATGCGTATTTCTGCGTTAAACATTTGAGCTACCTGTAGCATAGAGTAAGACTTTTCTGCTCCTATGCCAAGATTGTCTCCTGTTCCTTTTTCAGCAATTATCATTAATCCATCTACTATGTCTTCAATATGAGTAAAATATCTTCTTTGGTTGCCAGGAGATGTAACTGGTAAAGGTGAGCCTTGTTTGGCTAATTTTTTCCACTTAGCGATAACTGTTGCTAAATTACCAGTAGAGGTTTCTGTTCCTCCATATACATTATATAAATAACATATAGCATAATTCAACCCAAACCATTTACCACTAGCCTTTATCAAGTCTGCATTTCTAGCTTTGCTCCAAGTGTACGGAGAGAGATATGCCCCTTCACTTGCTGTTACACTGCTTGTGCAGGTATAAATTAGTTTTGCATTACACTTGATTGCAAACTCCACAACGGAAGTTGTTCCAGCTACATTACTTTCCCAGACCTTTTTGACATCTTTAAAACTGGTTTCTACTCTTGAATACTCTCCTAAATGAAATATCCAATCAAACTCAGGTTTTAATTGTGAGATGTTTCTTGTTCCTTCTAACTCGTATCGTGCGTCTAGTCTATCTCTCTTTTCTTCTCCAAATCTCCATGTATCTAGTATGGTTACTTGGTGTTCTTCTTTAATTAATCTTTTTGCAAGATGATGTCCTACAAAGCCTTCTCCACCTGTTACTAATACTTTCATAACTGGTTGACTTCTTCTAATAACTCCCACCAAAGGGCTGCAATCTCAGGACGCCAATGAGTAGCTTTTGCTGCTACTAAATACCTTGGATGCCAAGGTTGATAACTTAAAGCAGTCAAGTGTATTTGCCAACATTCATCTAATTCTAGTAATTCTTTTCCAAAGTATCCTTCTCCTTTAGGAATTATACTTGTATTTGCTCCATCAAAAGAGTTCCATCTGCAATCTAATTCATGTACCCACTTGTCTGACTCGAATCTATTTGGAGAGCCAAGCCGTTCCATGAACGTCCATTTATAACTTCCTTTTTCTGTAGGAAAATTCTTTATTTCATTTAAATCAAACCAATCTATTGCTTTCTCACAATCTATAAGCCACACACTATCACACCACCATCCTTTGGGATTTTTATCGCCATTGTCTTGTTCTGCATCCCATACCATCGCAAAAGGTTTGCCGTACATATTTTCTGTCCATAGGTCATGAATATCTCTTAGATTTATCATGTCTACATCCATATATATTGCTCGACCTTTTCCCTCACACATTAAAGGAATTGCGTATCGAAAACAAGAGAAAGGAGTTCCCCAAGCATCCGTGTTCCAACCTTCAAACATACTCGGTCTAAGTACTGTAATATCTAACTTTGCCTGTGTATTCTTCAAAAGAGAATATTTTATTACTTTCAATGCAGCTTCGTCCATATCTTCACTGGCTCCGATAAAAATTTTCACAACATCATTCTTTAGCGTAACTTCACTAGGATGCGTGTACCCCGCTGGGGCTGGCTTTCTATCTGTTACTACTAGGTGTTGCTCTCTCCAATTTTGTACCATTATGCGTACTCCACTAATAGATTTGTTCCACCATGCCAATTAGTAAATACTATATTTCCTAATACCGCCATTTCTTCACTGATTTCTTGTACCATTATATCGTTATCTGACAAATTCTTTTTCCATTTTTTAACTTGATTTATTCTTTCTAAAGACGATAATAACTTGTTCCAACTCTTGCTTCTTAAAACTACAGTTGAATCTTTTATATTAAACAAAAGTGCTTTTTTTCTGGTTGGAATATTAAAACTTTTTTCTGTATGTTGATAAATAGTTATTTTTATTGGAAATGTGTAGTTTTCCTCTACATTAGAAAACTCTGCGACGAAATTGTTTTTATAGTTGTACCACGCAGGGTGCGTGTTATGATATACATAGTCGGGTCGACTATCATACTTGTATAGTAATATCGAATTTCCAAAAGGCAATATAGAATCATGACTAGCTACACCAGTATCTATAATTCTATGTATCGTTTTGTTTAAGTTGTTTGAGATTTTCAATTTCTTTTTCCAGTTTTATTATTCTATTTACTAGAGGTTGATAACCATCAAAACCTTCAATTCCACACTTAGGGTGTGCTAAGTCCTCTAATATAATTGTTCTATCTTCTAATTCTTCTAGCCATTCTTCGTTTTCTTCGAATCTAGCCTGTGCTGGAGGGTTATTATCAAACCAATCAGCATGCTTTTGCATTGCTCTACGCCAAAACAACATTCTGAAAAACTTAGCCATTTTTTGCTACTAATTTGGTTATTGTTCCTTTATCTTTTATATACTCACATGCAATTTTAAATTCTTCATGATATTTAGAATTTATACTAATATCAATTATAAATCTATGAGTTTTACCTGTATTTCTATCGCACATCCAGTTTAGTTCATCATGTGTGCCTACTAAACAAGTCCAGTTCTTTTGTTGTCCAATACCTTTTGAATCTGCGTACTTAATATACTTACCACCATGAACAAATCTTGTATGACCTTCACCAGAGTTCCATATAAATCTTATAAAGTGTCTAGGATTTCTAGCACCCCATTCCCATCCTGTCCAACCCCAATAAGGTGGTTGAACCATGCAAGTATTTACTTTAAATTTTCTATGTACTATTTCTTTAATTTTATCTTCTGCACCAATAAGTCCATTAAATAACCCAGCTAATTGTTTAGGGGTATATACATCTGCTTGTCTATAAGGCTTACCATTTTTATGAAGTTTTCTTCCTACATAATCCACAAAATTACCTCTATCAACTTTATAGTCAGCACGAATTGCATACTGCTCTTTCATTCTTGATAAAGTTACGTTTGGTTTGGGTGTTTCTTTATACACTGCAGGATGCTGTGTCATAGCAGGAACTAAATGGTCTAACCAATCTAGTATTAATAAATTTCTAAGATGAATTTGTTGTATCATTTTTCATTAACTTTCTCACTTGGAGCCGTAACTGTTCGATAGTATATTACTACTTCTCCTAGTTGATTGATATACCTTTTTAATTCTTGCATATCTTCTGACATGACTTTATAATCTCCAATGGTCGTTCCTACAAATAGTACTTCTCCATTGTTTTGTTCTTTCATTTCATCCAAGAACTGGTCTAGGTAGGTATAACCTTCAGGCCACTCTGGATTTTCTGTATCTTCTTTAAGACAAGTCTTTGGTCTTTTCATACTACCATCATCTTGTACTCTTTTGATACATGGGTTTGTAATTCTTGCATTTGATACTACCCACCACTGAGGAGCTGTAAGCTCTACTGGTCTTGGTAAATCAGGTTGCATGATGTCGATTTCAATTGGTTTTGATACTATCTCTACTTTCTTAGTAGGAAGTAAACTACAACTACTAATCGTTAGTGCTAGGCACAGTAAGCTCGTATAACTTTTCTGTATCATCTTCCATTCCCTCCATCACTTTTTCACTACCATTGTTGAACCTGTTAGTCATAAGACCAGGCTTTTTCAATGCTAGCATATCTAAATTGTGTCTGCTAAATATTGCAAGATACTCTGCTTTTTCAGCTTCTATTTCTGAGTTTCTTCTAGACATATTCATAAGAGACTTACCTTGTTTTTCGTAAGACTCTCGCAGTGTGTCCATTGCCTCTTGCTGGGCTTGTACTGCATTTTCTAACTTGATATTGTTTTCTTTTAAGGTTTCATTCTGACTGTATAAAAAGAAGCAAAGACCTCCTAATACAATCAATCCACCTATTGTTAATTGGTTCATAATTCTTGAATCCTGTAATTAAGTCCATCAGCACCACTAATTTCTACTAATTCTCCTTCCTCTGTGATGAATGATATAAACTTTGGTTGTTTTTTAATGAACTTCTTGACGATAAATTCTTGGTCGTCTGAGTCTCCCCATGTAGCATTATAACTCACTTTGAGACTATAATAAGTAATGAATAGGTTTTTAAACCAAAACCACCACTCACCTATTTTATCTAAAAACTTAGACATTGCTCCAGTCTTTTCCTTCATATAATAATGCCTCTGCTTCTCTCCTACGAATAAGTCCTTCCAGTACTTTACCACCTGCTTTGTTCCACCTTTTGATTTGAGCAGGTACTCCAGCATGGTCGCCAGAGTTGATGACTTTCAACATAGTTGAAGCGTTAAGATTTCCATTACCGAGATTGAACACCCAAGATACCAGTGCGTCGAACTGATTTTGAGAAAGTGGAACCGTTACCGCTGTGTTCACATAGGTTTCGTACTCCCCCATTTCTTCATCAAATAGTTCATTTGCTGTTGCTTGGTCTATTTTCATTCCCTCTACTGCTGTTTTAATATGACCATATCCAATAGTCCAAACACCAGCCGCACACTTATATGCTTCTAGTTCACAGCCTTCAAATTTTTTAATTAAATTTTTACCTTCTTCTGATATTTGCATTTTTTCTCCTATAGGTCGGGGAGCCAAAGCTCCCCTGATACATTCTGACAGTTTAAGAAAGAACATAAATATTCTGAACTATGATGCCACCAAAGGCTATAACTAATGTATAATTAGCTACCATGTTGCAGAACTCTCCGTTCTCACATATACTATCACGAACTTTTGATAATGTTTTCATCAATTAATCTCCAAGATTTTCCTCTTGGAATCTGGAGTTCGTAACAGTCTGATTGTCAGCAATCCGTCTTGTAGACTTACTTCTTCTACTTGTAGGTCGGCGTTTAGAATAAATCTTCGTTCAAAAGACTTTAAACTTAATCCTTGATGAATAAAATTTTCATCTTCTCCTAGTTTTGTTTCTTTTTTACCCTTGATGTGGAGTTCTTTGTTATCAAAGATTATCTCCAACTCTTCTTTTTTCCACCCTGGTACTGCAACTTCTATACGATAGTCGCCTTCCCTTTCGATTAGGTTATATCTAGGATATGCTGCATCCGTATAAGACGGCAGTGTAGGCATATCCAATCCAAGCCAAAATTTGCTTAAATCTATACTCATAATTTTCTCCATAATTCCTTTTCAGTAAATAATTCACGTCTCCTTTCGGTAGACGCACCAAAATGTAAGCGTTATTACCACTTACAAGATAATTATATCAAATTTTAACCTCGATGTCAAGAACTATTTTTCTTCGTCAAACTCTATGACGCCTTCTGCCTCTAAATAATCAACTGTCCTCTCTATTCCTGTCTGCTTACCATAAAGATAGCTAAGATGTATGCCTGCGCACAGAAATATTAAATATGCTATATCCATATGTTCTCCTTTTTCTTATTACATATATTATACATACTTTCTGAACTTAAGTCAAGAATTATTACTACCTAACTTAAAAATAGTTCTTGACATTGAAATCCTTTTTTGATATAATATATGTATGATTAAGACTCTAGAAAATGCACTGTCAGATGAACACTTTTACCATTTTAAGGAATTGTGTTATGGTAGCTTCAAGTTTGGTATCTGCAAAGATTTTACACCGAAAGATGACTTGGGCATGCTCGGATGTGTTGCCATACAGGAAAAGAAACGTTGGTTTGACTATCATGACGACCTTGGTGTAACTGATACACAATACAGTTTTCTACTAAATACTGTCAGAACTATACTAAGACCAATGGGCGAAAAACTCGGAGACATTCGTAGACTGGCATTGAATCTTAACTATCCCAATGGCAAGTCCCATAGTATATGGCACTACGACCACAAACAAGGCACTGAAGGTAAGTCTCTTATATTTTATCTACATGGGCAACCAGAGTGGACAACACAGGTTAAATGTGATAATAAGACTCATACTATTGAGTGTATTCCCAATACGGCACTTCTCTTTGACAATCATGAACACCGAGTCACCATGCCAGACCAACACACAAGACTCGTTCTTGTTTGCACCTACACATAAATAGTTCTTGACACATGTCGAAAATTTTGTTATAATTGTTGTATGAATAATAATAGAAGATGGACACAGGAAGAAAAAGAATATCTAAAGAGGCATTACAATGTAAAGTCAACGGAAGATATTGCAACTCTACTGGACAGAAGTACGTCGCAAGTCGCCTCACAGGTATACTATCTACGGAAACGTGGATGGAGTTTTCACAGGAGGTTAGATGCCAAGCATAGAGTGTAAAAATATGAGCTTCGAAAAAGCACTGCGTATCTTTCGCAAAAAATGTGACAATGCTGGGGTAAAAGAGGAGTGTCGAGAAAGAAAATATTATACAAAACCGAACTCTCGAAGAAATCAAATGAACAATTCTAGGAAAAGAAATCTAGAGCTCGAGGCACGAAAAAGAAAAGAAAGCGAAAATTCAAGACTTATCAGAAGAAAATCTCCCAAGAAATCCAATTCGAGAGGACGATAGAATATTCTAATACAAGTAAACTTCATAGGATAAAA